TTTTTTATCAAAATATTTATTTGCATAGTTTAATCCTTGTCCAATTAAGGCTCCCCCAATTCCACCAGTTGCTGCATAAGGAAGTGCCTTTGTTGCAAAACTTCCAATTTTCTTTAAAAAGTTATCTTCATTTACCTTTACTTGTCCATATGCTTCAGCTAGCATTTTAATATCTTTATTTTTCATATTTCTACTCTCTTTCTTTAATTTTAATAAATTTTTTGTATTGCCGCCTCCCGGCTTGTTATCATTCCATTTTTCAACATTGGATAATTTTGTATTCTTTTTAGGTAGATTTAAATTATCTGACATTCTACTGTATTCATCTGCACCTAAATCACCTTTTGCAACACCTTTGTTATCAAATTCCGTTACTTCAGGACTTTTTCTTTTAAGACTATCAGGAATAGGGACAGGTTGCCATGATTCATGTTCTACTCGTTCAATTACCTCCATAGGAAGGGTTGTTGGGTTTACCCAATTTGCCGGATTTATTTCTTGAACAACGTCTACATAATAACCCGTAGGGGCATCTGGACCACCGACATATCCAAGAGAAGTATTAGCTCTTTTAGTTTTTATTGCACTTAAACGAAGATTAACGTCTGTTTCTTGTAATTGCTTAATACGTTCCTTCATTTGTGCAGATGCTTCTTTTAATTCGTCATTAGAAAGCGCGTTTTTCTTAATTTTAACTAAATCACCAACTAAAAATCCACCTTGTTGAAATCTTTGTATGGCGGTTTCCATTAAAACATTATATTTTCCCGAAAAATTTATCATATATCACCTTTATATTATTTACTCTTTTTATTGACATAATGTTAATTTATCATTACAAAATTCGTCTATTCCCATAAATATTTACAACTATGAGCTCAATTAGACTTGATAAATTTAAAAAAGAAAGCCCTTTATCTACAACAAATAGCGATTTCACTTACACGGATATACATTTAGATTTTGAATATAGTAAATTTAGTAGTAATGACTTAGCCCGTGTACAAATCAATAGAGATTTAAGAGTAAGTTTTGATGAAGATGCTATAAAAAACAGTTTAATTAATTTGTTTAACACTAGACCAGGCCAACGAATATTAATACCTGAATATGGTACTAATATATATGGAACATTATTTGAAAGTGTAACTGAAGTAACCGGCAGAACATTGGGAAATCATATATTACATGCAATAGAACGATGGGAGCCACGCGTTAAAGTTGCTAAAGTAAATGTGATTGCAGATCCAGATGAGCACCAATATACAATAACTATCGTAATGTATGTACCAACATTAAAGAAAACTACTAAATTAACAGGGGTTATGGCTAAAGAAGGATTTACAGAGGTTCAAGAAAGAGAGTTTATATAGATTATGGAGGATGTTAAAATAAATTATACATGTTTAATATGTAATAAAAAATGTGCTAATCTAAAAGGATTATCTCTCCATTGTAGAAAAAAACATAAAATATCATTAAATAACTATACACAAACATATTACAATGTTGTCAATATTCCACGCAAAAACATGTATATGCAACGAAAAAAATATAGACAGATAGAAGCTGCGGGGTCCAGTATACAATGTAATATATGTAAACTTAAATTCAAAACTTGGACAGGATTATCTAATCATATCAGACAAAAACATCACCTTACTTCAAAAGATTATTATGATATGTTTAATAATGTAGGGAAATGTATTAAATGTGGTAAACTAACTAGATTTAAAAATATTAATATAGGATATTTTAGATATTGTTCCCTTGAATGTTCAAATTTTGACCCACGCATAATAAAGAAAAAAATAAATAAAATGTATCAAACATTATTAGATAAATATGGCACCAAACATACAATGCAGATCCCGGAATTTAAAAGAAAAAGCAATACGGGGGCATTAAAATTAACAAATTACATTTTACCATCTGGAAAGATTATAAAAATCCAGGGGTCATATGAGCGAGATTTTTTAAATTTCGCACTTAATCAAATCAATGAAAACGAATTTGATTTTGATAATATTCCCTTTTTTAGTTATTATATGAATAATCAAAAACATATTTATTATCCGGATTTTTATATTAAAACAAAAAAATTAATAGTAGAAATAAAATCAACTTATACACAAAAACTTCAAGGGGAAGAACAATTAAGAAAAAAGGAAGAAAGTGTATTAAATAATGGTTATAATTATATAACAATTTTGAATAAAAATTATAATGAATTTATAAACAAATATGGAGAAAAATAGTTATGGCAGAGTTTCCAATTCCAAGAGATGGATATTTATCGTTTGACGCATTTACGTTAAAACAACATATAAAAAATGCATTGAATAAATCTGGTATTTTTACGGATCAAAACTACGATGGTAGCTTCATATCAACCATTATAGATATAATTGCATACACTTTTCATGTATTAATGTTTTATTTAAACAAGAATAGCACAGAAACCATGTTCACTGAAGCTCAATTATATGAAAACATTAATCGTATTGTAAAAATGTTGGATTATAAACCTCTTGGCAATTTTACATCTATATTATCATTTGACGTTCAAGCTGGTGCAGCAATTCCAGTTGGATCATATGTTATTCCGCGTTATTCATATATAATAGCCAATAATATTCCTTTTTCGTTTATTGAAGATATTTCTTTTATTAAAAATCAAGAAAATAAAGTTGAAATATTAGAAGATGTAGGAAAAAATAAATTATTATATCAGGGTGTTTGGCGCGAATATCCTCTTTATACTGCAGTTGGAGATTTAAATGAATTAATTTATTTGACACCGGGAAAAAACATTATTATTGATCATTATAATATCGATGTATATATTAAACCCGCAAATACTCAAAAATGGGAAAAATGGGATCGAACGATGTCGTTGTATTTAGAGAATGGATATCGTAAAGTTTATGAAATTAGATATAATGAAGATAAACAATATGAAATCAAGTTTGGAAATAATATCAATGGATTGAAATTAAACCAGGGAGATCAAGTTGCAATATATTATTTAGAAACTAAGCTAAAAGATGGAGAAGTTGGTGTATATGCTCTTAGAAATAAAGTAATGAATACTTTTAAATCTACACAATTCTTGAATATAATGTCTGATTTAAATCAAAGTATAGGTTTAGAATATGTAACAGATAATTTGTTAGCAGAACTTTCTTTTAATAACGGGGGAATTTCAACATATTCATCTACAGAAGAAAATGTCGAAACAATACGCCAAAACGCACCAGGTGTATTTAGATCACAATATAGATTGGTGACTGAGGGTGATTATTATACATATATAACTACAAATTTTTCTAGACTTGTACATGATGTTAAAATATTTAATAATTGGGCATATTTATCCCAATATTTGAAATATTTTTATGATTTGGGATTAACAAACCCCGATAATATATCTAGGGTGTTATATAATCAATTAAACTTTGCAGATGCATGTAATTTTAATAATGTATACGCTTTTATTGTACCCAAAGCAGTGTCTGATAGTGTTGGTATTTCCTATTTGAGCCCAGCTAATAAACAATTAATTATTAGTACTACAGATTCAATAAAAACACTTACATCTGAAACAATTATTTTAGATCCTGTATATTTGGGTTATTCAATTTGTGCTCCTGTATCGGATCCGACAATAGAATCTGCAGATAATTCGTATCTCAAAATAATTAAAGATCCAATGTCTAAACGAGACGATTTAAGTATAGTCCAAGACGTTGCTCTTATATTTCAAGATTATTTTCGTAGAGATAATACAAAATTGGGCCAGACAATTGATTTAATACAAATGACTTCTGATATTTTAAATGTTCCAGGAGTTAAAAAAATATATACTGTATCAGAATCAACTGAGAGTTCTTTTGAAGGTATATCATTTTTACAATGGAATGTTGTTTATCCAGAAGCAGATATGGAAGTGATTTTTAACAATAGAACATTAAGTAATTTTATGTTCCCATTACTTATTGATGAAAAATTATTGTCGGGTGAAAAAATTAAGGTAGAATCGTCTACTAAGAAATATCAAGCAATTGAATACTAATGAATATATCTTTTAATTATGATTATAAACATGTTATTTGGCCAAGTTTAACAGCTGGACCATTTACAGTAATGTTTACAACTACATCTACAGATGCATGTTTAGAAAAGTATGAAGTATTGTTATGTTCATATTGTTCTAATTCATATTCACATTTTAAAGTGGCAGATGAAGATAATTTACATTTAATTCCAAGATGGAGATTTTTGGATAATAATTTTAATATTGTATCCAGTATTCCGATTAATAACATGGTTCAAGGCCCTGGTGGCTTAACGGGTTCAGCAATATTTTATTATGTAGATGATATGCCGACGGTACCATCACCCGTATATTTAACGGCAGAAATAAGCAATATTTGTGAACCATTAAAATGCTGTAATGTTAACAAGGGAGAACTTGAATCAAAAGTTATAGATACTATACCTTTATGGATAAATGAATGGTATCCTAAAATGATTAAATATACTACAGATGGTATAAATAATTTTTCAACAAAATGGGCAACATTTCCATTTAAGTGGTATGCAACATTGCATGATATAATTGATGGTATACCCGGGCCAATTATTTTTAGCTATTGTAATTCTAATAAACATAACTGTGAAACATCATTATTATCAACAACTGTAAAAATAATACCAAATCAGATTCCTTATGGAATATGTAATGATCATATTAAAATAAATGCATTTGATAAAAAAGGAAATTATGGATGGATTAATGGTACAGTTGCGATTACTGGTATAAGTCTCAATGATACCGTAAATGCGCATATTACAGGTAATATTAATATTGATTTGTCTGCAAACAACAATTTACCCGTAGCTAATAATTTTATGTATATATCTAATTCTGCTACAGGAGATATATTTAAATTAAATATGGTTCCATCAATTGATGATTCAATTGAATTTTTTAAACAACCGAATATTTGTTATAATTTTGATTTATTAGACAATACCGGCGTAACATATAATTCTTCTAAGTATCAAATAAGTACAAGTGGAATGCATTGTTTTGCTGTGTGTGATAATTATACCTGGATAGGAAATAAGTCATCAAACATAATTTATAAAGTTGATATATTAGGAAATGTTATACAAACAATTAATTTAAAACATGTAAACGGTAATACAATAACACATACCCCATTAACAACTGGGTTATCAGTAGACGTATCTTCGAAAACATTTTTATATAACATTGCAACTAATATTAGCCCTGATCCTCTTTCTGCGGAGTGTATATGTTTTAATTTTTACGCTTCTGCGACGCAAATATTAATGGATAAACTTTCGACTTTAGACATTAATATAAATGACAATGTATACTCTTGGCAAACCATAGACAGTTTCAATAAAACAATAGAATTACCGAACAATACCACAACGGTAAACATTTCAATATCTGGTAATCTTTTAAGCGAGCATGATTGTCATATATTGTCCAATACGCCGATCATCAATCTTATTAATTATCAGTTAAGTGACATACATTATTGCAATAATATATCCTTAACAGACATTGCTGTTAATGGAAATCATAATCTTTTTGTATTAATACAAGATGGAACAAAACCATATGTTTATAAATTTGATAAAGATGGAACTTTTTTAGGAAACATTATTGATTTCGGACCTGCAGTACCTCATACCGGGGTAGCTATTGATTGCACAATATATAACCATATTGTAGTACTAACTACGTTATTTGCCGACACGTATACCGAAGACGGATATCAACTAAAGGGCAATGCTGGCCCGCCTCGTGTTAATATATTAGCAGACATCACAGAGAACAAATTTTGGTTATTTTATAACAATCAAATACAATATAATAGAGTAACTCCAGGGTCGCCGTATCCAATATATACAGTTGAAGATTTAAACAATATTAAATATGTAGCTATTGATAATGATGGTAATCCATGGTTCACGTGTGATAGCGACGACGTAAGATGTTTGATACGAGATGGTTCATCAATGTTTAGTCTTAGTAGTATATTTGATGATATTCCATGGGAGGGGCATGAAATAGGCGGCATTGGTTGTAGTATATATAATGATTTATGGGTTTTAGATTCAACAGATGGAAAATGTTATGTTATTGATTTAAATTTATTGAATACTTCATCACAAAAAATAGATGAATTCAGTATTGCATTAAATCAGCCAATACAAGTACAAAATGATTGGACAGGAAATAAATGGTATCAAAAATATAGCAGATCAAATAATAGTACCCAACAATATAATATTACGGGTGCAAGTAATATATTCAATATTCGCCCTTTTGAGTTACCGTTTGAATTAAGACGGTTTAATGAAAGTCGGGACATTTCAAAAGATATGCGTTCTTTTGCTATGGCACCACATATGAACATAAAATATAATTTGTGGGAAAACTTTTTTGGAAATGCGGTGGGATTAACAATACCAGGACAACAATTAGGAAGAAAGGTATATGATAGAATAGCTAATTTTCCAATGTATCATATTGATATTGACGATTGTAATGTAAAACAATTATATTCTATTGCGGCTTATTTAGATGTACCAATAGACGATTATAATTTATCATATCCGCCAGAATTGTTGAGACTAATAGATATAGGATCAGTAAAACACAATAGAATATGGGGCGAAATAGTTAAATGTAATTTGAACATTACACAAAATAAAATATGCCCTCGTTGTGGATATAGACATAGTAATTTAGGAGATAAAATTGAAGATCCATTTACATATACAGTAACCGCCGGTATGTCATTTATAAAGCATGATAGAACTGTTATTTCACCTGATGGTTGGACATTAGAGTATCCACCAATGTTTATAAATTCTTTATGGAAGAAGGTTGTTCTTAACGGAATAAATGGGTATAAACCACATGATATATCTGCAAGTAGTAATGGAAAATATATATTAGTGTGCAATTATAATCAAGAGTTTGCAGCCTTCCCAAATTATTATATGAGTAATGATTATGGAAAAACCTGGATGTTTGTTGATATTGGTGATATTGTTGGATTCAAATATGTTTCATTTGTAAATGTAAGTCAATCTGGAAAATATATGACAATATCCTGTCATTCAAAGCGTATAAAATATAGTGACGATTATGGGGTTACATGGTCAACAATACAAATCCCCGTTCAAGGAAGCCAAGTACTGACTCACGTTCGTATAAATGACACGGGTGATATGCTAGCATATGGCACTCAACCGGGATATTCATATTCCTATATATATTATAAAGCCCATGATGATGAGAATTGGCCTGTTTATGGAAGATTAGTATATGATAATGCCATTGATCCAACATTTACATATATCGCATATGTTAGATCGAGCACAAAATTAACAATATATAATTTTAGAACTGGTCAAGCATA